GGGATAAGTAGCCATCCATTGTGGGTTATTAACGTGAAGCTAACCCACCTTGCTTCATCTTCTTAACTTTAGGTTTTTTCTTTTTTATAAAACCACCTACTGCAGTAGAAAATCCCATGTCACCTGAGTCTCCACTAGGAGAGCTATCACCCGGTTCATCGCCAAATGAAGATGCTGATGCTACCTCTGATGGTGTTGAATAACTAGGGTCTCCTACTGTTGAAGGTGGACTATAATCTATTGGGTCAGGTTGTGTTTGTTTTGGGGGTTTATCTCCTACATCTGATGGAGAAAAAAATCTATCATCAGGTTTTTTATCATCAGGTTTTTTATCATCATCTTTAAAGTAATTTAAAAAACTTTGAGCTTTTTGATAGGCTTTTGAATTAGGTGGATTTCTTCTCATTACATCTTTTGCAGTAGCTTTACTGCCTACAAAACCTGTGGCAGTAGAAGCTCCCATTGCTTTTGTAAAATCAGCAACAGATGCATAGGATGGAACTTCATAAGCACCACCTGCCTGTCCATCTTCATCAAACGTATAGCCTGTTTCTATATCTATATCACCCGGCTTTTTACCTCTTCTAAACGTAGGAGTTACACCTAAATCTTTAGTTACTTCAGAAATACTTTTTCCATATATAGCTTGTGATAAAGCCTCATTTCTATTAATACCTTGTTGGTCTATCTCTTCAGGAGTTAATCCTGAAAAGTCTCCACCATAAGCATTTAATATATTATTTAATGCTGTAGTGTCAGGAGCACCGATTTGTTTGAATGCTTCTATAGGATTATATGTTCCTGCTTGGTATAGCTGTGCTCCTATAATTGGTAATGACATTGCTCCCGGAGCTAAAATAGAAGCAGCACCATATCCTACTTGTTCTATAGCTTTAGCTAAACCTGTACGACCTTTAGCATTTTCTAAAGCCGCTAATACAGATAGTCCTCTATCACCACCTCGCATTTGGTCAAGATTCTTTTTTACCTCATTTGGAGCTTGTGTTTTAAAATTTGTATTTAAAATTTTACCTGCACCAACACCTCTCTGTGTAGTGCTTCTAACGCTAGTATCCTCACTAGAATCATCTCCTGTTACTGTTGTTGTTTGTGTTGTAACAGCAGGTTTTTTATCCTTTTCAGATATTACTTCCTTTTCTTCTTTATATTCTGTATACCCTTCAGGTATAGGATATATAGGTTTATTGTCTATAAAAGGTATGAATAGTTTTTGTCCTGCCTCATTTCTGTATTCTTTTGTAACAGGTTTTTTTCCTTGAGTAGGTATTAATGTTTGAAAAGTAGGTCCTGTAGTTTTAGTTACAGGAGCTACAGGTGGTATTTGTGTTTCGCCACTTGGAACAAAAGGAGTAAAAGGTGCTACAGACTGTGCATAGTTTTGAAAATACGAAGGTGCTGTAGCTATATCAGTAGCTACTTGATATGTTCCTGTAGGACTTACAAAACCACCTACTTGCATTTCTAAATCATTTATATCAAAGGGTAAGTCATCTGGCATAGTTGCTTCATCTGCATTACCTAACTGACCCATCTTGTCCATAGTGTTTATACCTTGTTTAGCTTCTTGTCGTAAGTTCATTAACTTTTCTAAGCCATGATATCTTACAACATCAGCAGGTAAAACAAACTCACCTTCACTTAGTCTAGCAGGTATATCATCTCTAACTTCTTCAGCAGTAGATGCTTTTGGAATCTCATTTCCTGATACAGGGTCTTTCTTAGCAGGAGACTTTGCCATACCTATATCACCAAACATTTCTAGTTGTTGAGATTCTATGTTCTTTTTACTTGTCTCTGCCATTAACTTCTTCCCTTAATAGTTTTAACTTTTGTAAAGTATAAATACTTCCTTGTGCTCTATGAACAGTAGCAAGGTCATTTGCTTGTTCTAATACCTTATAGTGCCCATGTATAAGTTCGTCTAAATATTTATTGAAGTGGTGCTGATGGCTGACCATCGGCTTGAGGTTGCTCAGTATTTGCTTGTCCACCTTGGTTGTCTCCTGTAAATCCCTGTTCTTGTGGTAATGGAACTTGTCCTGTTCCTATGTTACCACCACCTGCTCCTGTTGGGTCAGCAGGATTTGCTCCTGCAGGTGCTTGGGGTTGCTGTTGTTGTGGTTGTTCACCTCTAAACTCTTTTAGTAATTCTGCCTGTATTGCAGCTTCTCTCATATCATTTGTAACCTTTTCAGGGTCTAAATCCATAGCCTTTGCTATCTCTCTAATAATGTAATCAAACTTAGCAAAAGGTGCTAGTGCAGGATTAGACGCTACTTGTAAAAATCCCATCAATCTTTGTGACCTTACTTCGTTAGCCATCAGGCTTTCTGTTCCTCTAGCTTTTACTTCTAAGTCACCTTTTATTGCAGGGTCAAAATTAAACTGCATATTAAATCTAAATAAACCCTCGCCTAAAGGTTTTAATAAATAATCATCTACGTTTTTAATTACAGTTTTAATACTACCTGATGCAGCATTCATTAACATAGATATACCTGAAGCAGTTCTACCTACACCTGTGACTCCTGTTTGACCATGAGCAAAAGAAGGTAATCCTGTGCTTTCATCTGATAACTGTCTTGCTTTATCAAATAACTGCATATTTTCATTTGATACATTTGGAAACTTTGTACCAAAGATTGCTTGACCCGGTGCTCCACCTTGTCTTCTAAATATCTTACCCGGATACACTGATAAATCTTGACCCGGAACTAAATTAGTTTCATCAACTTCTATTAATAAGTTTCCTGACAATACAGCATTATCTACTGCCATTCTCATAAAACCATTCATCAATGTTTGAGTATCATCCATGTTTTCTGCTAAACCAACACCAAAGAATGAATAAGGATTTAATTCATATGGTGATGCGTGATAAGGTATCTTGGCAGGTTTAAAGGGATTTAATACAACTCTTAACAATCTACCATTACAAACCCATATATTCGCTTGTAGCTCATCAAAGTTTTGTAAATCTTTAGGTATGTCTATCTCTTGCTCTAAAAGCATATCAACATCCATCATACCCCAATACTCAAGAACTTCAAATCTTTCTATATAGTTTTCCTGATTGTAATCTGTTAAATCATCTTCCCAATATTTCTTAACATAGTTTTCACCATCAGCTATCACTTCTTCAATAACATTCTCACGAAAAAAAGGTCTTCTTTTTAGAGAGCGTAACTCAGTTCTTGACATCTTATGTCGTTCTATTACGTATTGAGCTTGGTCTATATTTGTAGAATCAGGGTCAGGATAAAAATTCCAAACTGAAACATTAGTTACTTGTGGTACTGTTTTATAAATAGGACTATATTCACCATCATCATCCCAATTAGGATATTCTTTATCAATAGCAAAAGGTCCTTTCATAACACCTGTACCAAACAATGCCATTTCAAAAGCAGTGCTTCTTAAATGTTTATTAGCATTTGATTCTTGTAGTTGGTCTATGATTTGTTTTTCCATAGATTTAGCTGCTATCATAGCAGGACTAAATGTTATGGCTGTTGGTGTTTTTCCTGCTTCAGGTTTTATATTTTCAATATCTTGCAAAGTTTCTTGTAAAGGACCAAGACCTTCTTGCAAACTTTTCGCAGTTGCACCTTTAGGTAATTCTTTCCCATCTCCCATGAAACCATAAGGGGAAGAGATATTATCCAATCTATCACGTATTTCTTCAGGTTCTTTAGGGTCGAAACTAACATCTTTCAATACTCCTTCAGGTAATTCAGTTGGCTCTATACTTATAGGAAATTTGTTTCCTGCAAACAAAACGTCTACTATTTGACCATATGCAGCTAGAGTTTTAGTTTTAGTAACTTTAATAAATACTCTAGACTTTTCAGCTTCAGTAAATTGAACATCAGGACCATATAAACCCCTATAGTTTCTATATGCTCTAACCCATCTAAGTTCATCTTCATATCTATAATCTTCAGATTTCTTAAACTTAGCCATAACATAGTCAACCATGTTACTAACTTGATAATCTGTCTCAGTTGTTTTGTCAGAGTCCTCTAAAGCTATCGCTTCATCTTCTAACATTATTTCTTCTTCTGCCATATTAATATCCAAATGTTGCGTCAGCTACAGGCATACTAGATTTTGGTCTACCCATAGGTTCATAGTCAAATATGCTAAATCTTGGTCTTGACATTATACCATATCTTAAAGCATCATACAAGTGGTCTTCTGCTTTTGTATCCACATCTTCAGGATTCTTTTTATCTAAAGGTATTGAAGGTAACTGTGATATAGTTTCTGTACAAGTGTTAAAGAATACCATTCTTGGTTCTTCTGTAAAATCGTCTACTTGTAATCTTCTGTGTATTTCATTCTTACCTGCTACTCTACTACCTTTACTTCTATCAGATGGTCTAAATCTACAACCTTTTTGTATCATTTGTTCAGCAAGAGAAGGACCAGTATCACCCCTCCTGTGCCAAAGAGAACTGTCCAAAACACCATACTTAATATTTCCATGGAATGTCAAAAGGTTCAATAACGTGAGTATTCCTATCAAACTCAGTAAAAGCAGCACCTTCTTTAATATCCCAATCGCCTTCAAGCAACTGCTTCTGTTGGTGTTCAGGTAAGGAAAGAAGCATTGCTTCATAGTCTCCCTGACTTGACAAATACGGATTGTCAGATAACCTAGCAGGTATAAATCTTCTTTTAAATAAAGGTTCACCTGCTTTGCTGTGTCCATCAGGATACTTGAGAACCTTTCCTGTTTCAATGTTTGTGGCATTAAATGCTCTTCCATAAGGTGCAGGGTCAATAAACATTTTCTTAACCCACTGATGCCCAGGACCTCCCGGGTTTGTAGTTGCCCTCATGTACACAGGTAAATCGTGTGCAGTAGAACGTAATCTTGACCTCATGTAATTCCAAGCAAATGGTGTTGCCCATTGTGTTAATTCGTCAAAGCCTATCCAACTAAAGGCTAAACCTTGATATCTTAATACGTCATCATCTCGGTCTAGGTAGGACATCCACAGTCTTGCACCTGATGGAGCTACCCATTGC